TAAAATTAATACCTGAAATAACCAAAGGTCCACCACCACTTGAATCAGTTATTATAAATTCACTTGATGGTGAGCAATCTGAATATCCTGGAGGTATACTAGAACCAAAGAAAGATATTGATAACTCTGTTGTACTATTAAGACTTGCAACCATAACAACGTTAACTGCAGAACAATCTGTATCACAACAATTAGCCTGAATATTTAATATTGCGGCTCTCATGTCACATATAGTTAACCAAAGATTGTTTATTGCACCAGCAGCATTATCTACAGTTACTTCCCATCCTGGAATTTGTTGCATAGTACCTTCTCCAGATAACTGAGGAGATGTGTTTAATCCTAAACACTGTTCTAAAAATGCAGTATATAAATCATTAGGTGTTCCTGTTGCAGTCTCTAATGCACAATACGCAGCTTCTAAAGCTGTTAAAACGTCTTGAATAGATTGAGGTCCAGTTGTGGTTGGTAATACACATTCAGGAATTATTGTAGGAAGTGTTACTTCTTGACTTTGTAAAATTTCAATATCAATTTCATTCTGAGTAACACGGCCATCTATTTCATTAAGTGTTGAGTTTATAGTACTTATTTCAGTTACTATATCACAAACTCTATTTCCAATAGCAGCTACATAATCCTGAAGTTGCATTGTAGTAATTGTGTCTCCTTGAGGACTAGTATAATAAAATTCTGAACAAATGTTTACTACACAGTCTGGACATCCTGAAGAACTTGTTGGAGTATCCGGAGTAATTCCAGATTCCAAAGCACAAATTCTATTAATTAAAAGTTGTATTAATGCTTCCCAAGTTTCTGGTTCGCATTCTAATAAATTAAGACAAGAAAGATCATATGAAGATACTTCAAGTTTGTCCATAATTGAACAAAGCTCTAATGCTAGTTTGTATACTACATTGCTAACTGTATCACCTTTACATAAGCTTATACATTCAATATCAGGACCCTGCCATATAACGCAATTACTTGATATTGGATCACATCCTTCACTATCGTAATTTAATGGTTTCATTTTTTAATTTTTTTCAGACGTATCTGTTATTAATAATATACTTATTTTTTTCCAATTAAGCAACTAACTCTCGGGTTCTACAGATTTACATATATCAGGATCTGTAATCAATGCTATATCCAAAAGTTCTTTTTTAATTGACCATTTTCTTAAATCAGTTTCACAACAAAATTCTAAACCAAACCGTTCTGTTGCCATATATTGATAAACAGCTTCTGACCATTTACAAGAAACTTTATCTACATATTCTGTTGTGCATGCAGGAGTGTCATAACCTGGTTTAACTTTTCTATAATGCGGTTCAAAAGGTGGAACTGGCTCCGGTGGTTTAGGCAAACAATCTACACATGTAGGATAACAATCTAAAACAACTACTGTAACAAGTGTTTGAGGATCTTCAATACAAATGTATTGTTCTATTGTAGCACATTTATCTTCTACACCATCATTCCATGAAATAACTTGACCTATGTATGCAGACAAGTTTGAATTAGTATAAACTATTGATGAGTCAATACAATCTATAACTCTAAAACAAGGAGCTAAACAATCATCACAATCTTCATATTGATCTACAATATTAGTAGGATCATATAAAGTACCTTCACAAGGAGGTATAGATGGTTGAGCAGTCCAACATGCTGTTGGATCAAAGTCAAATACATATACCGTATTTACTGAATTAAGAGGTGGAGAAGCAGGATCCCATTGTATAACAAGAGTTGTTTCATCTTTGCAGTTAGTTAGAACATAGCAAGGTATACATACTGTACAGTCACTAGTTCTATAATCATTTACTATAGTTACATCTGTATAAGTAGGAGTATCACAAGGTATTTCATTTACTACAGTAAAACAAGCATCTTCAATTGCAGGATCACCAGCAAAAGAATATACATTACCAACAACTAAACTTTCAGCCACAGAATCGTCCAATTGTATTTCTATAAATACACCGGGATTAAGACAAGCTTCTATTTCATAGCAACAAGATAGCTGATCTGCTTTTAATACAACTTCACATGTTGGTATTCCATTACAAGAATCTACAGTAACACCTCCAGGGCATTGCCATTCTCCAGGCATAGACAAATCAGGAATTTCTTCTCCTATATAATCTGCAGTAGAAAAAAGAATATAGGGTTCAAGATCTGCAGCTACATTTCCACAATCTACACCTGAAACTGCAGGAGTAGTTAAAAGAGATTGTAATTCAGAAGATGTTATATCATATATTTCAGCTCCAAATGCAGCATTTGTAGCAGTACCTACATTTATTCCTTGTAATTTAATAGTATGCTGTCCTGCAGTTAAAGTGGTAGGAAAAACATGCCAATAATAGAATGTTCCTCCACTACCTCCTATTTGCGTTCTATAACCTAAGTAAGTAACAACTTGACCATCTATTGATAAAACTACTTCATTATCCGCAGCAATACCTATACAATATTCTTTTGTCTCAGTAGGTTCTACACAAAATTCTAATGTTACAGTGCAAGGATCTAATATATCAATTTGCGTTTGAAGATTTCCTATTCCTGTCCAAGGATTTGCTGGATTTAAAGCATTCCAATCATTTACAACTTCAGTTTTAGATACGGTTAAAGCAGCTTGTATTCCTACAGCATTCAATCGTCCATTAAATGAACCACTACATCCAGTTATAACAGTAGTATCTAAACCCCATAAGCTATTTTGTATAGTAGAAATAACAGGTGTTACAGGATTACCTAAATCATCATTTAATATAATATTACCACCTCCAGCACTTACTCCTGATAATGGTAAAGATAATGTAGATAAATCAGGATATAGTCTAAGACCAAACTTATTATACTGAACTATAGCATCTCCATCTAGTACAGGCACGGTTTGTCCAGTATATGTAGCAGGAGTTCTTTCTACTTTAATACATTCTCCATTAATGAAATCATAATCAGGTGGACAACCACAACCATCATTCGGATTAACTATGTTACCATTAAGTGAGTTACTAGACATTACTTTTTAGTTTTAGCTGCGACTATTTTATTATTATACTCAGTGACACAATACGCACAAACTGGTGTACCATCAGCTGCCTTTCTTTTTTTACACCCGCAAGTCAACGTGCTTTTGCAGTTATTACATTTCATAATATTGGTTTATTTTGGTTATTAATGACAACTTGTACAGTTAAACTTATTAAGCAATTTCATTGCATAAGTATAAAGCTGCATGCCTTTGATAGGTTCATGACAAACTTCTACTTTGGCCTTAGCTGCTTCTAGATAAGACTTAATCATACGTAATGTTTTTAAATCATCTACTAGTTCTGCTTTAGGTGCGCAATCTGCAATATCTAAATCACACATGGCTGCGTTGTATGTATTTAAAGCTTTAGTGATTCTTAAATGATTATATTCAGCATAAACTACATCATTAGGACTGACACTCCATTTTAAAACATAAACACCATCTGGTAAACCATTAAAGTCAGTACCACAATTTGATGTTTGAATTTCAAGATCGCAAGCTGTTAAGTTTGCAATGAATGCAGGGTTTATTGCAGGATCTGAATCTTTATTAAATTGAACAGAATACTTAAATCCTGGTAATGTCACTTCTAGTATTGGGCATTCAACGGGAACAGTAGATGAATAAACAGATGTATCAACTACTCTTAGTATACATGCGTTTGCTGTATCCGGAACTTCTAAACTTAATTTGTGCTGTGCCATAGTATATATTTAATAAAAAAAGGAGAGAAGAGTCTAAACTCCACTCTCCTTTTTATTTTTTATTTAGTAAAATCAATTACACTGCTGGAAGAACAGGAAGATCAATTTCACATTCCGTAGTCTGGAAAAGCTCAGGTTTTTCACATCCATTACATGCAAGTAATGCAGTGATACCAGATTCAATAGCTTGCCAAGTACCTTTAGCTCCAATAATTTCAAGTAAGTACTGATCATTATCAAATACTCCTGTAGGATTATTGTAACGTGGAACTGAGTGTAGCATAAACATTCTCCAGTATAAAGATGTTCTATCAACTACATTGAAAACATCTGTTCCTTGAGTTATCTCTCTTATACGTAAATCAGATGCAAAGAAGTTTTGCAAGTAAGACTCATGTAAAATAACATCTCTTACTACTGATTCACCAAGACCATTTGCTTGTATTCCATCACAAGTTGTTGCTACGCATAAACCTTCAAATGCACAAGGATCTCCATTAAGATCTACTTCAGAAGCAAAGATTTGAATAGGTTCTTTACCGTAGTAATCAGAAGTTTGGAAAGTACAATCTGAAAATGTAGTATCAACATAAGCACCAACAAGAATAAGTCCTGCTGCAGTAACTCCAGTTGTAGGAATGTTTGCCCAAATATCAAGAGCAGTAAGGCCTTCTTCTAAAGCAATAGCTTCATTTTGAGCAAATGTTTGTGTTCCTAAAGCTGTAGTTACAGTAATTAAAGGACGAATAAAGTCTTTCATGTAAGGATTACCTTCATCAGAACCAGATAATGGTTTAGCAAGACCTGAAATTTGTTCTGCCCACTGAAGATAAATTGTTGCAGGATCTACAGCTGTAGGAGCCGCAGGATCAGTACAACAACCACCGTATGCAGAAAGTGTTTGATAAAGATTGTGATTCGCGAATCGCAAAGCAGCAGTTCCTTTAACATCAATTCTTAGGTTGTAAGTCTCTTCACAAAGAAATTCTTTGTTACATGCTGCATTACCTTCAACATTGTCAGGAGTTCCACCAATTTGAATAGCAGCACGATATGCTGGATTTGAAGCTTGTACCCATGCTTTACGTAAAAACTTAGGGTTAACAATTTTAGATTTATTAGATTCTTGGTATCCTCCGTGATAAGGTCCTTGTTTATCTTTTATCTTAATAGCACTTGATGCTAAAAAGAAAGGACAGCAGTCCTCCTCTAGTTGTGACAAGTCCATTGATAAATTAGTTTTTGCATCAAAGAATCCTGTTACACCAGGTCCTATGCCGTAACCTTCAGATAGTGCTGTAGATTTAAGTTCCCAGCAACCAACATTTTTAGTATTTAAAATACCAGAAGAAATTGCAACTTGAGCATTTGCATCTCCAGGAGTACCAATTCCTGTTTGGTCGCCCTTAGTAGCAAGAAAAGTTTTCTTAAAGGCGTGATTAAAATAAGCCATTTGTTTTTGTTTTTGTATTAATTAGTAAATATATATACTATAATATATAAAAAATAGTTCAATTAAACAATAAGAAATTAAAAAATTAGTTATTTGATTCTACTTGAGTATTAGCTGTAGTAACTTGATTAAATGACTCTAAATCACCAGCAAGTATTTTAACACTTTCATCAATCATCAACTCAATGATATCATCTTTAAATTCAGACTCAACGTTTGCAGTAGACAATTCTGTTGTATAAGGATCAACACATCCTTCAATTTGTATACGCAAGGGTTGTTTATAATATGATAAAGTACCTTCTTCAATACTAAATGTATCATTAGTATAGACTCTAACTTTATTACTTTTTAAAGTGCAAAAGGTTTCACCCCAAGGAAAGCTTGGTTTTTTATTGTTATCTCTTAGTAACTCATCAACATTAGCTTCTTCAGCCAAATAAATTACCATTTTTCTTTTGTCTTTGCAACAAGGATCTTTAGCATAAGCACTAATCCTCTTCCACTCAAAATAATCTTTTGGTAAATCAACAGATTCTACAAAATTATCTTTTACAGAGAAAGGTATTGTTTCTTCTTTTAGTATAACTTGCAGGTCATCTATTCTTCTTTTAGATTGTTCATCGCCTTCACGCATTTGATTCATACCATGAAGCTGTCGTCTACACCAAACAACTTGAGCTTTATTAAAAGCTTCTACAATTTGCCAACACTCAATATTATCATAATCTTGACTTGCTAATTTATTTAGCCTTTGTTGAACTTTGAGTTGTATAGTAGCGTTATTCATTTGTTATTCTTTTTTATTCCCAGTATAAGAATCTTAATTCATCACCATTTGACTTTGTTTGCCCAATATGCTGCTGACATTTTTCCTTTTGCAATATTTTTTGCGTGTCGTGCTTTGAACGCTTTATTTCTTTTTGATCCGTCAGGTGATCCCTTTTTACCTTTTTGTCCAAATCTAATAGTTTTAATTTTGTCACCCTCTTTAGCCACAACAATATGTGACTTGGTTTTATGGCTAGGTGTTGACTTAGGCTTATTGTACCCAGAAACACCAGCTCTTGTTAATCTACTATCTTTTTTTGAAGCCATTTTTAGCGAACTTTTGTGCTACCACCCTTTTTGTATATTATCTTTTTAGGAGAAGTTGCTCCACCCATATTCATTTTTGATTTACAAAAAGCCATTGCATTGGTAACTGTCGGTAATAATTTATTCATTGTAATAAGTTTTATAATATAATATAACAAAAAAAAGAGAGATTTCAAAAACCCCTCTTTTTAATTACGTTTATAATATGCTAGTCCCAATAGGTTTCAACGTCCCCTAAAATTTTAATAAGAACATCTTCATTAAGAGGATTTTTAAGCATTTGAACAACATCAGATACATTTCTACCTAATACAGTTGAAGTTTGAGAATGATAAAGCATTCCATCAGCTTTTAATGAAATGACTTTATAAAAACTAGCATCTTTTACAACTGCTTTAAGTTTTAATGTCTCCATATCCATATCACATAATTCAATGAATGTATTTGCTGCTTTGTCTTTATTTGGTTCTGATCCTTGACCGTTAATGTATTCATCAACAGTGTCATATAAAACATCTAAAGGTGTTGAGTTTTTATATGTAATGCTATTACTCTCAATTGTTTTAGTTAAGTATAATAACTTCTTAGGATTAGAAGAGTATATTTTATCTAGTAAGCCAATAGCTTTGTTTCTAAGTTTTTTAAATGTTGTTCTTACATTAACTGTATGAACTTCTTTATCCAAATAAAATTTAGGAGCAACAGGTGATGCTTGAGCATCTTCCCAACTTTTAGCTATAATATCAAACCCACCGGCCTCAATAGCCATATATTTAACAAGATCATAAGGATCTTTATTTGGTTCTAAATACTTAATTTCGTTACTTACACGTAAGCTAATCTTACTCCAAAAGACATGATTATCTGGACGTAGTAATGTTACTTTGTTCCAAAATTCAGGATCATCAATTTTAATAACATTAGTAGCAAGCATTTTTTCTAAGTGTGCTACAACAGATCTTATATTATGAACAATAGATGTTCTAAGTTTTTCATCATTTAGATTTTGTACTTCAGGAGCAAATTCATCTAATCCTGTAATATATCGTACAACACCATTTCTTTCAATTGCAGCCAACTGCTCTTCATGATGTGTACCAGGAAATAAAGCATATCCATAATTTTCCAAGCCCATATTGGTTTGGTTAGAATCTAAATAAGGTTTGATTGATATTTTCCCTACTTTAGAAAAGATTTCTTTAAAAGAACTTAATTTTCTTTTCTTAACTTCAACTGATAACGTTGAAGGAACTTCAGGATTAATTTTTGTTGATTCTGGTGATCCCAATACTTGAACTGTATCTCCAGGGGTATTTTCTGATGGTTTTCTTTTTGCCATTTTTTTGTTGGTTTGTTAAAATTTAAAATAGACTCAGGGGAGAGCGTCCTCCCCCCGTATTGTCTTTGATATGATAATTAGAATGATCCGCCAGTAATTGGGTTTCTCATTACAATCTTTAATACCTTAGTTGGGTCTTTTACCCAAATAGCAGGCATCATTTGTGTCATGTATACACGGTATCCATTGAATTGTCCAGAAGACTGGAATCCTTGGCTACGTCCCATGTAATCCATTGTACCATTTTGATACCACCATTTAAGAGCGTTATCCCATGCTAACTTCAACATATAAATGTTATCATTAGTATTATCAGTGATGTCAAAGATAATAAATGAATAAGAAGATAAAGGATGACCATCTATGATTGGGTTCTCAATATCGTTAGTATGAACATTATCAAATGCTGGGTTGATTACAAACTCAACGTTAGCCAAGAAAGGAATCACATAACTAGTGTACGCGTATCCATATCCAAGGTTCATTCCTTGTTTTGTAATTGCACCAATACCATACTTTTCACCTGGATCAATTGAGAAGTTTTGAGAAGAAGCTTCACGCTTGATAGCTTCGTTAACCATTCTCATTCCACCCATACCTGTTTGAACAACAATCTTACGCTTTGGATCTGGACCAGTAAAGTCAACACGACCTGCATAGAAGTTATACAATTCAGCACGGAATAATTCAAGATTGAAAGATGACTTGTTATATACTCTTTTGAAAGAGTTATCAAGTTGCTTCCAAAGACCTACAGACAAACGAATATCATCTGGTCCATCTTGAGTAACTCTACCCCCGTGTCCCCACATAAGGTAAGTCTCAATATCTGTTGCGATTTTAGTTAAGTGAGCTGCTTCTAAAGAAGTAATGAAAGTTCTTGAAAGATCTCCATTTGATACTGCACGTTTAACGTAATCTTTACCCATAGATTGAACCATGTCTTCAATAGAAGAAACAGAAGGATCCATAGAAGAATCAAAGTTTCTCCAGATCTCAGTTACAGGAACTGTACCATCAGCATTAAGACCACCTTTGATAGCCATATCTGCTCTTGAAGAAATTGAATAATGTACATGAGCTTCAGCACCACCTACATAGTTATAGAATTCTCTATATCCTGATTTAGTAGTAATGTCTGAAAAACGCTCACCATATTCTCCACGTGCAGAACCTTTTCTAAAGAATTTAGTTCCTGCTGCTAAAAATTTATCATCAAGTGAACGATAAGAATCATTGTTTACAATTGTAACAGTGTATACAAATCCATCTCCCATAGGAAGAATATCATCTTCTGCTGATACAATAAGTTCAACTCCGTTGTATTTGTCATAAGTGATAATATCACCGTGACCAAATTCACGTTTGTTGAATTTAACTTTAAATTTAGTTCCGTCAATTCCTTTTGCTTTGTTAGCAGGTTCAACGTCTTCTGTAACATACGGAAGGTCTTGAGAGATTGGCGTTTGCCAAGTCCACTCCCCTCTGATGTTATCTACTTCAATTACATTCTTTCCGCCAAAGCTAGACATTTGATAAAGGGGCATCTCTACCTTCTGAGTCATTGCCCATATATCTACGGGCCCCATATCAGTAGGTTCAGAATCCTTCAACATGTTAGCCAAGTGGTAAGAATCAATGTGTGAGCTTGCTTGATAAGAAGTATCTCTTAAAAAGAGCCCATTATTAAAACTAGGTGTTGCCATTTTGTTTTGGGTGTTTGTTATTTATTTATTTATTTGTTTATTATATTCTTTTATCTACCAAAGAAATTACGCTTTGGTCTTTGTGTTGTTTTTCTGTTTCCGAGTTTTTTACCTCCTCCAGATTCAGATGTTGCAGCAGATCCTCTACTTTTACTTTGTTCTTCAGTCTTCATTAGTTTTAGCGTATCTGCGTCAACTTGCTGCTTAACGTTCTGTCCTATGTTATTTTTATAACCAGCAGGATCAGCTAGTAGCCATAAAGCTTCTGCAATTAAATCATGTCTTGGTTCTACCCATTGGTATTTTTCAAGTAAATGACCTAACATGTTAGTTTGTTTACCACTAACAGACGGATAATTTGATTGTACAAGTCCTGCATAAAGCATGTTCTGTGTTTTGTTATCTAAAGAAAGACCATTAAGTTTTCCTTTTTCTAATGCTGAATATACACTTTCAATATACTGTTGAGACTGTGCTGCTCTTTTTTTAGTAGCTTCTTGTTGTTGAGCAATCTTTTGGTTGACAATTTGCTGTTGCATATTATCTAACTTAGGTTTGAATTGCTTTGCTTTCTTTTCTAAATCTCCACGGTCTTCTAAACTGTTGATTTCATCTTCAATTTCTTCAACCGTACCATAATTTGTAGCTTGTAAGTAAGTTCTGATAGCATGCTTCTGACCATTTTCTTTAGTTATGTCTAAGTCCATAACTTCTTGAGTTTGTGCTAATGCTGAAAACATTCCTTTCATGTCAGTTCCACCACTTGCTATATACTCATATGCTTGTTGCATCTCTGGAGGTAATTGCTGAAAGAATTCTTGTGGTAACTTTTCAGTGATCTCTTTTTCATAGCTATTCATGTTAGCTTCTATAAGCTCTTGAAAATCTTTAGCTGAATAAGAATCAATAGATTCAACTTCACCTTTGTCATTCTCAAAAGGAACTAATAGCCCTTTATCAATTAAAGCTTTAGCTGCTGTAACTAATGCTGTAGGTCTACCACCTTTATTGCCTTCTACTTCATCAGCAAAGTCTTGTACTTCTTCAGGTATTTTTAGAGCATCATCTACTGATTCTCTAGTAATAGGTTCTCTACCTTTTTTACCTTCTTCTGATTCTTCATCAGGTTTATCCGTTGCAGGTTTTTCTTCTGCTTTGTCAAGGAACGTAGTATCTGGCACTATAGGACTAAAAACGCTTTTCTTAGTTTCCTTATTACCATCTTCTGCTGTCATGACTGTTTCTGCAGAAGTACCTAAAATTTCAGCTAGTGTTTCTTTATCAATTTCTTCTACACTAGTATTCTCGTTATTTTCTGTACTCATTTTATTGGTTTAATTAATGACTGACTATAATAATATACACAATTTTAAGAAAAATAAATATTTAAAATTTAAAAAAGTAAAATAATTAAAAAAGATTTCCCCATTATATGGCTATGATTTTTTATCATCCTTTTTTCGGGCTTTTAAATCATACTGATTTTTGTTTTCTCTTGCTATTTCTAAGTCTTTATTTTTCATATCTCTCTTCAAAGACATTTCTTCTCTTTTCATATTCATCTTCTGAGCTTGATTTGCTCTATTATCATTTACTTTTTCTTGCTGAATGTTTATCGTTTCTTGATACTGTTCAGTTTTCTTAAGTTTTTCTAGATTATCTACAAAGTCTGATTCTTTATTTTCATTTAGATCTTGCATAGCTCCATAACCGGAAGCTCTAATTTCTGCAACCATAAGATCTTTTCTGCGTTCTTTCTCTGCTTCACGCTCTTTAGAATCAATTTCCATTTGTTTTTGTTTCTCTGCACTCTCCGCTGCTTGTTGTTGCATTTGTTGAGCCTGAGCCATTTCTTGTTGTTTCTCATCAGTAGCTTTCTGCTCAATACGTTTTAAAGTAGATGTAAGCGTACCTAAAGAGTCAGCTTGTATTATTTCACCTAAATCATAAATAGATGCACCAGTAGTGTTATTCTGAGCAGCCATTTGTTTCATTTGTTCTAATGCAGCTCTATGGTTAGCTTTAGTTGTACAATAAACATTAAGATCTCTAAGCATTAAATCTGTCCCGTTTATTTCAAAGTTTACTCTTTCATCAAGACTAGTCATATGTTGTAATCTTACAGAAGGTTTGGTTGAATGATACCATTGTGCTAAGTCAGTACGCATTTGATGAACTCTAGGCATTAAGTGATCTGAGTGTTGAACAAAATGCATTTCTGTTTGGGCATAAGATCCTGCAACAGCTTGTTCAACTCCTGTTGCTGTATTAGTTTGTCCTATTTGCTGACCAAGTCTTTGAGGGCTAACACCAACTACTTCAAAAGCTTGCTGTTTAAAAAACTGAGCTAATTGTATTCTAGACATTAGTCTTTGTGTTTGTGAAAGATCTAATTGCTGGAAATGCTGAAAGTTAAGTGCATTCTCTGTGTTAGTAATAGATGTATCAAGAGGAAGCATACTAAAATCTTTCATAGCTACGTATGCTTTAGCCAAGTTTCCTTTACCCCAATCTTCTCCAAGAGAATGTTTAGGTAATGTATTCTGGTCAAGCATTACAACAGTTCCAATTTCATCAACTAGTATATCACTAATTTGATTGTTTACCATGTTATAGCCAATTTGAAAAGGCTTCATACTATCTACTAAAGATTTAGATCTAGCATTCCTATCTGTAAACACTCTTCCTTCTACAGGAAGTTTACATCCATATAATGTATTATCACCTTTGAATTGAAATTTTAAAGGCTTTATATTGTTTTGATTTATACCTAAGTATATAGGATTTATACCTCCAGTGTTTTCTGCACCTAAAAATGTTGGAGCATTAGGGCCAATCTTAACACCACCCCAAACATGATTAATCCAAACCCATTCTATATGTTCACCAAATAATAAATTCTGTTTAGTTTTATTTTTAATCAAAGAAGTATTATATACTGCTTTATCAGTAATGTGATACTCTTCAGATACAATCTCAGAAGTAACTTCACCTACTTCATTAACTTTAGTAAGATGTCCTACCTTTCTTTGTGATTTCCAATATGCATGAGTAACTCGCAACATGGTAGGAGCACCATCAAAATGATAATCTTCACTTTCACCTAAAATCCATTCTACTATATCGCCACCATTTGAAACAAAATTATCTCGCATTGATGTTAACTGTCTATATTGTAAAGAAGGAGAACCAGTATTCCAATCATGTGATTTAGTAGCATCGTAATATGTACCGTCATTTTGCCATCCTGTAATAGAATAACCTGCCGCAGTTATTGGATAGTTTTGTTGTAATGAAGATAATTGACCTTCATTCATCAAATAACCAAACTTATCAATAACATCAGCTACTGAATACATTTCAGTTTTACCAACCCATGATCCTTCTGATATATACCTTCTGTCTGGAGACTTGTGATAAAAAGTTAATACAGGATTCCAAAGCTCTACATTGTAATCATCTTCAAGCATATTCATATGCCAAAATTCTCTATCTGCAATAAGCTTATCTCTAAAACCTCTTTCCTCTAGTTCGTCAAGCTTAAATCTTTCTTCATCAATTTTATATTGTTTTTGAGCCCACTTCTCTGCAATCACTTCATAATCTTTTGCATAAAAATCTTGTATCTCAGGAAGACTTCTTAGACTTTCAGGCTGCATTTTCTCTTGCATCATTTTTGCAATCTCAGGATCTTTAGGATCTGCACCAGCCTCAATCATTTGAGTAAGAAGCTTTGATTCAGCCATTTTAACTAAAACGCTTTCAATCTCTGATTTCTTATTCTCTATTATTTCATTATGAGTATATTCATCAACTGCTCTAAATGTTATTGTTTTATTCCTTTTTGCAAACTCTGCTGTTAATGTATCAACCACATTAGGTATGATGGGATAGAATTTTAGTTCAAGAGCATTGTCTTCAGAATCTTGAGATAACTGAGCAACAACATCTTTCATTTCATTATCCTCTTCTACAACGTAATCATTTCTATCTATAATACCATTAGCTAGTTTATAATTTTTCATTAGCCTTCTAGCATTTCTACGTATCTGTTTTAGACCGTTCCATTCTAGCCAATCCATGTTCCAAGCAGTCCATGAATCATCTTTTTCTTTATTAGATATAAACTGTAAGGGTTGACTTACACTCCAGAGTCTGTTCTTCTCTGCTTTTTTTCCTTTCTTGAGATCTAAGGCATTTAAAATTTTCATTAGCGTCTGCGTTTAAATGGAGAGCGTATTCTACCACTGTTTTTAAATGATTTATGTTTACCTAAATTACGAAATGCTCCACTCTTTAATTTATACAAATTTTGTGACTTATCCAAGTTTGAATATACCTCATTTTCAACTCTAAGAGGCTTATGGACATTTGATTGTTGAATTTTAACAAAAGCAATTAATGCTGCTAATGCTATTAAACGGTCAACATTGACTCCAGGCCTGTAAGCTTTCATTTCAATTAAAGCCATAGGATCTGGTAATCTTCTTATACCATAATACTTCTTTATTATAGTCCCGTCTTCTTCTATATCTTCATCAACAACTTCTTTAAGCCATTCTATTAAGTGACTTAGAAGATTGGTTTTAAATATTGTTCCTGTGTTCTTCCAGCCAAATTCTTGATAAACATTTTTATTAGCTTGTGCTTCTTTTAAGAATAGCATTTGATTTTTAGGAACTAAGTAATTTTGTTTACGCTCTTTTATCATATACAAAATAAATAGAGAGATGTTATTCTCAACTATAGTCCATGCATTGTACCATTCTATTATTAAACGTAATCTTTTATGTGTTTCGTTTATATCATCAAATCTTCCGCACCAAGCTGCAACAATTTTATCGCCTTCAATAAAATTTTCTATTCCATCTTCTGTATAACGTTTAACTTCAGTAGCTGTCTTATATACATATATAGAACATAAAGATTCTGATGTAGTTGTCTTACCTTCAGATACAGGGTCAATTGACGCTAAGTATTGGCCCCATGCGGGATCTTTGTCTGGTCTTTCCCAAACAACTATACTCCCTGTTTTATCTTCTTGATTAAGTTTTATTGGAAATGTAGATATTGGTGCTTTATTAGTTTTTTTAATTGATATTTCACCATCTAACGTTTCATCAAGAGTTATTAATTCATATGGGTATTCTTTCTCTTCAATATTCCTAGTTTGATTCTCAACTAAATTTAATGGAAAAATAGATTCTTCCCTAGCCATTAAAGCTTCTTCTATATTTCTAGGATGCTGTGATATCCTTAGCTGATATAATTCAGGACGCAAATCTTTTTTCCATCTAGCAAATGTTTCATCTAAACTCTTAAGTGCATCTTCAACTAAAGAATTACCATTCTCATCAATATGAGGAGGCATGCCCCATTGTTCAGGTATAAACAATCCTGATTTACCGATGCTGCCTTTGTCATCTAATAAATCTGTATCTACTGCATATATTCCATTTTCTGTAGGATATCTTGTAAAATCTTCTAAAGGTTTGCAATCTTCTAATTTACCAACAGATCCAGCAGCTATAAACATTCCAGTTGTAATATCACCTGCTTGCATTGCAGGACGAACAAACTCAAAAGTTTTATCCATTTGAGGAGCAATACCGGCTTCTTCATAAAAGAAATATGTACAAGGACCACCAACACCTTTTGTAGCAGATTGCTCAAAAGACATACCCTGAATCATTCCTTTTAAACCAACTTCTTGTTTTCTTCCGTTTTGTGTTGTTTCAATTTTTTGCTGCCATGTTAATACTTTACTAGGATTCATAGGTCTGTACCATCCAGTATTTGTATTTAAGAAAGCTTTATACTCATCTAAAAATTTCCATGACCCATTGATGTTTATGTAATCTTTAAGACTAGCACCTATTTTTAGTATGGGACCTTCTTCAAACCATATTTGATTTATAAATTTACCCATATGATAATATGATGACGCTATCTGACGTTTCTTTAAAATAGAAGCATGCTTATAATCTAATTCTGCCAAACATTCATATAAGGACATATGAAGTTGTACATCCCATACTTGTGGAAAATCAAACTTCT